GTGCGGTTTACTGCGTTTGTTTTCCTCATCAGATAGAAAACAATGTTTGTTGCAGTTGCAACAGAAATATTTAGTTTTTCGGCTATTTCACCGTTTGAATATCCATAAGAGAGTAAATCAAGTGCTTTTAACTCTCTATCTGAATATGTTATTTTTTTCTCTTTTGCTTTTGTCATAATTTTTTATTCCTTATATTTTTAGTTTTCATTCAGACCGCTTAAAATCGATTTTAAGGCGGTTTAATTTTTTAAAATGATTAGTTTATCATGAAAAGGTATAAACTTTCAAAAATGGGCTTGCTAGTGAGCTAGAATTTAATGTTTTATTTTTCCTTTTGTCGGAAAATTTATAATCCCAGCTTTTTGCTTAACTTCTTCAAGAAATTTTAACCTTTCTTCTGCTGATAATTCGGGTTCTTTTTCTTGTTGTGCTTGTGTTTTGGCTTGTTCTTCTCTTTGTTTTCTCCTTTCTATTTTTCGCTTTTCTTCTTCAAGAATTGATATGTAATCGCCATTTGTGAGAATTTTTCTCAACCAAGGAGCAAAATATTTAATTTTGTTCTTTTTGGAAACTGATTTTAAAATTTCCTCTTCCTCTTCTGAAATTTTTGGAAGTTCACATATAGAAGAAGAAGAAGAAGAATTAATACATATATTCTTTATTTCTTTTATTTCTTTTATTTCTTTAGTTGTGGTTAGGTTGCTGGTTGATTTGCTGGTTGATTTTTGATAGCGGTTTTGCTGTCTTGTTGTTATTGTTGGTTTTCGGCTGGTTGTTTGTTGGTTAGGTTGCTGGTTGATTTGCTGGTTGCTATTTTGATACAATTCGTAATTTTTTACCGTTATTATTGAGTATTTATTCGTGGATTGTACCTCTATTTCGTTGGTTGCTTTCAATTTTTTTATAGCCGTTCTGATTTCTTGCTCAGTCAATCCAGTTTCTGCACTCAATTTTCGCCTACCTGTAACAAACTGACCTCTTTTAACCGTTATTCCTTTCCATTGTTTAGGTTCATAATTTGCACAAGTTATGCAATGGAAAAACAAATGAAAAGTATTGCTATCAGTGTACCATTCCCACTTGTGTATTTTTCTGTGAAATTTGACAAACCCTTTATCCATTTATTTTTCCTCTTGTTCGTAGGAAGCTAGTTTTTGTTCTAACTCTTCGATATAATCTCTTGATTGTTCAAGCTCTTTTAATGCTTGGTCGTACAAGTCGATTAAGTGTTTATATGGGATTTTGTATGCCAATACTAGCCCCCTTTCCATATTTTAGGTGTTATGTATTCTTGTGCATTGATAAAACTCTGCTGTACCGGTTTTGGTGCTGTGCCGTCATATATCTTTTGTAGTGCTTTTTGTATGGCATACATCAAAGCCTTTTCTTTTTCTGAGTCTTCATAAGTCATTCGCCCTGTCTGTACCCATTTTGGATATACTGAATATCTTAATTTAACTTCCCTTTTGGCACAGTCAATCATAGCTTGTAGCACCTCAAAATTAATCTTGTTTTCCGTCATTTTCTGTCTGCTCCACTTTTGAATAATCAAAGGCTAAATATTCGGAGTCTTTGATTTTTCTCTTTTTTGTTTCAAGCAAATACTTTTCACCGACTCTATATAAGCTATCTTCTAATGGGAATAACGATTTTAAGGTAGCTAGTGATTGCTTATAATCTTTGTCAGCTTGCTTGAACTGTTCAACATTCGCTTTAGCTTGAACCCATTCGTCAACGGCTTGAATAATGCTCGGATTGTCAACTACTGAACCGATTGCACTAGACAAATCAGTTATGCAAATATGTTCATATTTACAGCCTTTGCATACTTTCAAATCGTATTTAATTCTGTCGGGATAGCTTAATTGTGCGGTTAGTTTGTCTTTTGTCTTTTGAGTTTTTGCTTTTGCAATTTTCATTTTAAGCATTTTGTTATTGAACACAAACTCATTTACAAGTTTGCCACGTGCTACAAGTGCATTCCAATATGGCTCATTGAATTTGATTGTGTTTGAACCGTCATAGTCTTTTATGAGTTTTATTTCTCCAGTAGATTTATTTTTTGCTAAGAAATAACCATAAGGGAAAAATCCAGAATCGTTTTTTAAGTAAACTTGAATTTGTCCATAATATTTTCTTGTCCAGGGATATTTCTCAAAGTCTTTTACTGTGTTGATACTGTCAAATACTTGGGGAGACATAGATTTTATTTCGCAAGGAAGATAAGCCATTTGTCCGTTTGTGCCTTCTTCCATAACTACACAATCTAATTTGCCTGTAATGTTGGCTTCTGAAATACAGATGTGTATCTGCAAATCTTTAATCTTGATTCCAGCTTTTTGGAGTTCCAATAAAAGTTGGTCCTCTTGTAAATTGCCTTCATTGAAGATAAATAAAAGTTTATCGTCAACTTCTTTCGCTTTCTCCCAGTCGCACTGTTGATAAACTAAGTATCTTAGGCAATCGTGTGAGCATTCAGAAGCCCACACACTATTACAACTAATTTTTTTGGCTCTATCTGATTTGATTTTATCCCTAATCTTTTGAGCTATGTCTGGATAATCTACCTCACGTGCTGTAAATTCTTCAGCTGGTTTTATGATTTCCATATTATTCCCCTTTCTCTAGTTTTTTCAAGTAATCTTCATAAGCTGTATTGACTTTTTTCTCTAAGAATGTCAGTTGTTTTTCTGACACTTTGTTAATATCTGAATGACCAGCGAAATCGTTGAATGCGGTATGTTTCATTAGTGTTTTCTTTGCTAAATCAACATTACCATTACAGATTTCTACAATTTTTGTCCAGACTTCCTGTTTTTTTGCTACAGTTTCGGCACTGTCTGCTACTCCAGATGATTTAAAACTAAAGCCTTTACACTTGTTGCGGTCAACTCCAGCCTGTTCTAATTCTTCCCAAGTGAAGTCTAAGCCAAGTTTCTTTTTGACGGCTCTTTGTAATAAGTTTGCCGTTGCTTTTTCTTCAACTTTTTGCTGTGGTAGAGTTTGAGCTGATACTACAACGGTTTTCTTTTTGCCGTTTTCTTCTCTTTCCTCTGTTATCTGCCATTGTCTGAACCAATCGCCAAAGCTGTCGGCTGTGCCTTCATAGACTTCATAATCTGAAGGGTTACTCTTAAAGAAAACTTTTCCAGCTATTCTTATAATGTAGTGATTAGTTGCGCTGTCAATCATTTCTTTTTGGTATGCAACCCCAATATTTGAATGGAATTGCTGAACCTGTAAATCAAAAAGGTTTGCAATCTTTTTACAAGCAATATTGTCTAAATAAGGTTGACCACCAAAGTCAACAATATTCTTAGGTGAAAGTGCTAAGCAAGCCTTCGCAAATACTTTTTTGATATAATCGGCACGTCTTGCGACTGTTTCTAAGTCTGGTAAGCCTGTTCCTGTGCTTGTTGTAATCGGTGCTAGTATTTGATTTTCTGTTTTTTCTGGTGTGATTTCTAAAATTTCTTCTTCCATAATTGTTACCTTTCTTCGTTCATTGATATAATTTTGCTTTCTTTTTCGTCTTGTAAATAGTCTAGGTAGTCATCGTAGTTATCGAAGCCTAGCTCTGTCATTTCTGCTTCTTCATCTAACTGCTTTTCGTACCAATAAAACGGGTCGTAACCGCACATCTTTTTCTCCTTTCTATAATGAAAAGACGGGAAAAGGAGGTTCTCCCGTCAAAAGAACAATATTATAATGTTTAGGGATACATTATGAGCTTTGTAATAAAAATGGGGGAAGGTTTCCCCCTGTCCATAGTTAATAAAAGAAAGGTGGGTTAATACCCATCTTGTTATAGAGTTAAGTATTATTTAGTGATTTCCATAAATACTTCGTTTAATCTGCCTTCGTTTATAACCCTTGTTACGTATCTGTCTGCCTGTGTCGTTATTCTATCCTCATACATCTTGCAAAATTCGGGAATGTCTACTCCCTGTGTATCTTCATTATATTGTGATAGTTTTTCGACAGTTTTTTTGAATACTGTAAACGCTTTTATAAACTGAAATTCTTTTTCTAATTCCATATTATTACCCCCAACCGAATAATATCTCATTCAATATGCCATTCATTAGCCATATTACGCTACCTATCATAAAAATAATTTGTGCTATTTTAATCATTTTGTTCTGTCCTCCATATTGTAAACCCTTATGACAGAGGAGCACTTGCTCCCCTGGTTAAAAATTTACGCTGTTTTTCTTTTCCAGTCGGTTTATTTCTATTCAATTATCAATGTTCTATTTTTAGGCATAGCCAAGCCAGCCTATGTTAGGCTTACTTGTAACACCTTTTGACCTTTTTTAAGGTTTTTTCCTTATTTGCCGTTATCTTGTCGCTTTTTATACTGGGTCGCCTCCAGTCGGCTTAGGTACTTGACCTTGTTTGTTATTTGATTTACAATGAAGCAAATCATTTAACAAAACCATTATACAAAATTAGTTTACTTTTGTCAAGTATTTTGTTTACAAATTAAAGGAAAAATAAAAAATGAAAACAAAAGATGTGATATTAGAAATTATTTCAATCAAGAAAAGAAAAGTGTCTCAACAAGAAATAGGCAATGCTTTGGGGGTTAGTAAGCAGTATATCGGACAGATTATGGATAAAGAATTAACTCCTGTTCAATTACAAACTATTTTTGATTATTTTCAAATTGACTTTACAAAAGTAAAGAAAGACATTGACACAGTGGACATAATTTATCGCCCAGATGTTTATCTATCTGCTGGGTATGGTGCTGATGTTTATAATGAAGATAAAGAGTTTATGACTATTGATAGTCGGTTGTTGGTTTCTGAACACGGTAATAAAATCAATCCAGCTAACTGCGAAATCGTTGCTATTTCGGGTAACTCAATGTTTCCTGAATATAGGCACGGTGATAGAGTTATTATAGATAAATCAGATGTTGAGCTTATAGACGGTCATATTTTTGCTTTCCGTTATAAAAATCAATGTTATGTCAAAGAGATTAACCTACTAGGTAATAAGATTAAGTGCATATCTTTAAACAAAGAGTATGACCCTTTCTATATCTCTTTAGATGAGGAGTTTACGGTATTTGGGCGGATATTGCCAAGAATTAGGTTATAATATGTAACAATATATTAAGAAAAAAAATCACTACTTAACCCTATATCATAACTTATGAAAATTTGTTATTTTGTTAGTATGGTTACTAATTGTGGGCAAGTTTGTTTATTTGAGAAATCGGAGTATGTCCTTAGCGGGGTAGAACCCACAAAAAGACGTATTCACTACAAGCTACCCACATACAAAAAGGTGTACCAAAATGATAACCTTATTACTGAAGGGGTTAAAGATGACATAAAAACGTGGGGAGAAATGAAATTAACTTACCTGAAACTTGCAAACTTCTTCCCACTCCCTTTCGGTTCGACTGAACAAGTTTTCAATTTCGGCTCAATTCGGGTATGGAAACAAGAATACACTAACCAATATTACTATTATAACTCCGTCAGGTATAAAGAAATACCTGACTTTTTTCTCGAAGCTGAAATTATTGGAACTGAAAAATGGTCTGTAGAAGATAGGCTCAATATACACAAAGAATTACTCGAAAATTTACGCAATGGAATGAACCAAGAGGATATAGAATTATGGCTACAAAAAAAAATGTAGCTCCGCAGTGGAGCAAAATTAAAGCGGAGTTTTTACAAGGTGCTACTCCAAGAGATTTAGCACAGGCTTACGGCTTAAAAGCAAGTCAGATAAGCAACAAAGCCTGTGAAGAAGGCTGGGTGTCAAAGCGGAATAGAATTTCGGAGAAAATTGTAGAAAACGTAGAGGAAAAGATAACAAGTTTAACAAATCTTGCATTAGAAACCCTTAGAGAGGTCATTAACGACCCTGAAACGAAAGCTGTAGACAAAGTATCAGCTTCAAGGGCTATTCTCGATATTAGCGGTCTGAAAAGCCTTAAACAAGAAATTAGCGGAGTGGGTGCAACTTCTGTTATTATAAACCGACAGGCGGTACACGTTGAAAGCGATAACTAATGAGATAGTATTCGATTGGCAGTATTCAGATATATTTGAGCCAGTATTCAGTTTTACTGGTCGTTATGTTGCGTTGACTGGTGGGCGGTCTAGCGGAAAATCGTGGTTTCTTGCTCATTTCTTCCTTGAAAAATTGCTATACAAAAAATATGACCTACTTTGTGCAAGGGAACATC